AATCGACTTTATCTTTCATACTCTTTTGAATATGCTTAATGAAAGATTCACTTAATTTGCGATTCATAGGCCGTGTTCATTCACGGTCTTTTTTATGCAATCAATCAGACATTCAGACATTCAGACATTCACTGGTTAAGGATTCATTCACTCATTAGTTTGTTTTTTGTCTTCTTTCCTGTATCTGCTTGTAAACTGTTAATCTCTGGCTCGTTTTCTCCTATTTGTTCCGATTTGCCGAGAGATTTTGTAAAACTTACTAGAATACTACAGGATAATTTTTAAAAATAGACGTATCATTTTTTACATCTTTATGTATCATTATTTTGTCAGCATTTGCTGATATTCGAGGGTTTTTGGTTTATTTTGTACTACAATAGTAAGTAAGAAAAGTTAAACCCAATCCGTAGGTACTTTTCGATTTTCAAATGACTATTACTTCAAAATCAAGAAAAGCAGAAATTCTTTCTGCATATTCTGAACTTTTGGAAGAACATCAAATGTTACAACAAGAGGTGATCAATTTACACAAAGTTGTTCATCCCGTACCAGCGAAAACCTATCTCAAGGATTTACAAGTACGTAGCGAGATACACAACAAAGAGTTACATTTGTTACTCGAAGATGTGTCCAAGTTCTTCAACTTTTTGAGACAGAACAGCGTATCAATTGCTACACACGCAAAAGTGGCACTTCCTCAGTTCTCCAAGTAGTCCAACAGTTACCCTCGCCAAATCGGTGAGGGTTTTTTATTGCCCAGGGGGGAAGGTAGAAAAATTTTTTTATTTACTACTGTTCCCTGGGAACCTACTGATACATGTAAAAATAAGCTCTTCTGTAGTACTTACTTATACTACACTAGTAGCTTGTCATTGTCAATAATCATCGCAACTAATTTCTTTTTCGAGTAGTGAGTCCTAGTTCCCGCAAGGACTTGCAGCTTCTTAGCAGTTAATTGTAGTAACAAATTGTAGTATCCCTGCCCTGGTTCTGGAGAGCGATAAACAAAGAAACCACCCACCCAATCCAATAAACCCTTCACTCGACTGGCTTCGCTTCAACACGAATAGCAAGCTCTGGAGCGTTAATATTCACAGTCTCCACACTCTCCCCAACAACCTTCCCAAGAGAATCCAAAATCTGAGCCGCCGTCTGAAGCTGCCCCTTCCTCACAGCCTTCTCGAACAACTTAACCCTCATACTCTGCAACCTCGCAATCATATTCTCCCTATCCTTCTGCCAATCCTCATCATTCCACGCATTAACCTGCCTCCAATCAAACCAAGCAGTCTGTTCACAAACTCCCTCCTTCGCAGCATGATCCAAAACCAACTGCCTCACAGTCAAACCTTCTAACTGCCTCTTATAAAGCCTGTGCTGCCTAGCCTTCACAACCAACGCAGCCGACCTCCCAGGATTTTTCTTCTTCTTAACAATCCCCGAATCATCTGGAACGAGAGCACCACCGATGCCCCCTAAAATAGCTTCAGCCACGGGCAGAAACACATACAACTAAAACGATACTAACCCGCAAAATGATAAATAGTCGATAAACACAGGGGGAAGGGTACAAAAGATGACTAATATGTAGTACATGGCAGTAAAAACACAACCACTATCTTTACGTTGGGCACAAGGCGAGGTCTTCAATAATGAAAAGCGATTCAGAGTCCTAGTCGCTGGCCGCCGCTTCGGGAAATCATACCTCTCCTGCATCGAACTCCTAAAGGCGGCAATATCCAGACCAGGAGAAACCTACTTTTACTGTGCCCCGACCTACCGCATGGCAAAAGACATCGCTTGGAAAGAAATGAAAAAACTTGTCCCAAAAGAATGGGTCAAATCCAAGAACGAAACCGACCTAAAAATAGAACTCATCAACGATTCCACAATCGAACTAAAGGGAACAGAAAACGCAATGGCCCTCCGTGGCCGAAGCCTCGCAGGTGTAGTCCTAGACGAGGCCGCCTTCATGGATTCCGAGGTTTGGTTCCAAGTAATCCGACCCGCCCTAGCCGACAAACAAGGTTGGGCACTTTTCATCTCCACACCCGACGGCACAGCAAGTTGGTTCTACGACCTATGGTGCTACGTCCCAGATGACGCAACAGGCGAATGGAATCGCTGGAGTTTTACTACAATAGAAGGGGGAAACGTACCAGCAGAAGAAGTCCAAGCCGCCCGTGCTCAGCTAGACACCCGCACATTTCGCCAAGAATTTGAGGCCAGCTTCGAGAATCTCACGGGTCTCGTCGCAGTCTCATTCTCCGATGAAAACATATCCCCAAAAGCCAAAGACATATCCATAATGCCCATCCTTCTAGGAGTCGATTTCAACGTAGACCCAATGTCAGGCATCTGCGCCGTGCGAAACGAAGAAAACCTCTACGTTTTCGACGAAATAATAATGACTGGAGGTGCAACAACCTGGGACTTCGCAGAAGAAGTAATCCGCAGATACGGCGTGGACCGTAGAATTGTTGCCTGCCCCGACCCAACAGGAGGAGCCAGAAAAACAGCAGGAGTCGGAGCAACAGACCACAGCATCCTCCGAAGAAGTGGCTTCAACGTTTCCGCACCAAAAGCCCCGTGGAAAATCAGAGACAAAGTAACCGCAGTCAACACCGCCCTATACGACGCATCAGGCATAAGAAGAACCTACATCCACCCCCGATGCAAAGAACTCATTAAATCTTTACGAACTTTGACTTATGCCCCGAACACAGGACTACCGAATAAAAATCTTGGTGTTGATCACGCTTTCGACGCTTTCGGCTATTTATGTCTCCAGCAATTTAACTTAGCCAAACCCGAAACTTTGGGCCAAACTGGGTATAGAATCTACTAAAAACAATGAAAAAATCTGCTGGAACGAAAAGATGCGAGGGCTACCTAGCCAAAGTAAGAAAAGGCAAAAAGTCTACAACTAAGAAAAAGAGTTCTACAAAGAAAAAGTAAACGAGGAAAGACCGTTTAGACTGTATGCAATGTTGAGAGCCTTAAAAGTTAGATGACATACTCAATGCCAGGGGCACTTCGTACTAATGTAGTTAGTCAAACTTATTTAGGCGGGGGAGATAATCCATTTTCTAAGACAAGAGCAGTCTTAGATATGACAAAAGGGTGGGAAATAATGAAGGCAGTATCTAACGGAACCGAATATCTCCGAGAAAATTCCGAGGCTTTCTTACCCTTAGAACCAAGAGAAGATTACGACGCATATCTATCAAGAGTTAACCGATCAGTATTCTCCCCTTACACCCAAAGATTAGTAAGAGCTGCATCAGGACTAATTCTTCGTAAACCAATTACAGTTATTGGCGATCCATATTGGACGGACGTATTTGTAAAAGACGTAGATGGGTGTGGTTCCGACTTAGACGAGTACGCCCGTAGAAATCTTATCTGTGCTTTAACGTATGGGCACAGCAACACACTCGTAGATTTCCCAGCACCCAGAGGAGCAAGAAGTCTCGCAGAAGAAAGACTCCAAAACAGAAGACCCTACTGGATCGAGATCGACCCAAGCAACATCTACGGCTGGCGGCTGGACCGAGAAGTTAACTACGGCAAATTAATTCAAGTCCGCATAGCAGAAAAAGCTGTTGTACCCGACGGGGATTTCGGAGAAAAAGTTTACGAGCAAATAAGGGTTATCGAACCAGGAAAATACAGGATTTACCGCAAAAGAGAGACAACAAAAGATATGTACACAGAAGATGATGGGTTTGCAGGTAATTTTGACTCTCCTTCTGGTGAGCAAGAGTATGAATTAGTCGAATCAGGGGATTTTTCACTTGGAGAAATACCTTTAGTGACTGTTTATGCAGGAAAAACAGACACGATGACAAGTAAACCACCGTTATTAGATATTGCGTACTTAAATTTGGCTCATTTTCAACGTCAAGCTGACTTAATTCATAGTTTGCACGTTGCTTCACAGCCTTTACTTGTAATGGAAGGGTGGGATGACCAGACAAAAGACACAGCAATCAGTGTCAACTACGCAATGGCAACCCAACCAGGCAACAAAATCTATTATGTAGAGCCAGCCGCTAGTGCATTTGAAGCTCAATCAGCAGAAATACAAGAA